TTCTTGACAACTTTGGTTATCATATCAAGCACTTACACTAAATACCTGTTCTACCTCACTCAACTCCATTCTTAATCTGAAATTCTCTGATCTCAGCTTGGATAAGCTTCAGTTGCTAGAATGTTTCAGTCAATCACAGGCAAATCAAAGAAGAAGAAGGCACAGGAGGAATTTGAAAGACAGGCTAGAGAGATGCGTGAGAGGCAGGAAAAGATCATGAGAGAGGTTGAAGAAAGAGAGAGAAGGGAAGAGCAGAAAGAAAGAGAAAGAGAGAGACTAGAAAGGGAGGTTGCAGAGCTTGAGAAGGAAAATCAGATGAGGCTAGTTGAAAGGCAGGAGCTGGAGGAAGAATTTATGAGAAGAAAAGGTGCCATCATGAACAACACTGAGATGACCTCAGAAAAGGTTGATTTCTCTATGGGCACGATGGGCCTAGTGGACAGATTGGAAGCACATCCAGCAGGAAAGCTCTTGAAAAATGTTGTGATATCTAATGAACCCCCCCCTGATCGTGAACTGAATATTCAGAGGTTGAGAAGATACAAACCTCAGAATGATTTTGCAAAAATGACTTTGTCTGATGTGCCACTCATAGAGCTCAACTCTGAGTTCCTGGAATTCCCTATCACTGATGCCATGACATCTGATCAGTTTTCTAAACTGAAGAATTTTGTCCTAGTGTCAGATGTATTCTTCCATTTCATTCCCATGGACTCTTTTTTCTCAGTGTCTAGCCCTGTAATGTTTCAAATAAATGACTTCCGGAAGGTGGATAACACAAGAATGAGGGATTACCCCCTTACTCACTCTGGAGGTTATAACATTCTGATGTCTCTTGACTACTGTGTGGCAAAGAAGGACATGCACCATCTATCACTTTCTGTCTCAACCAGTCTCAATTCATTCAGAAAGGGGACCATCTGGGGTGCCATCAAGGTCATCTTGACTTTGTCACACATGGATTTCCCTGTTAAATCTAACATTCAAGAGACTATGGGTGTACTACATCTTGCAGACTCTGATCTCCAGGAGTACATCTCTGACCCCAGGAGTTCTGATGGAGTGATCACACCTCAGGCACTCATGCTCTTAAGACAGCATTATAAGAGAGGAGAAATAGAAAATATCAATGCTCCCAGGGATGATAAGAAAGAGGTTAATGTCGCAGCAACAGTGGTAGGAGAAGACATAGGATCAGTGAATGCCAGAGATTTGCTCTCAGGCATGAGACAAAATTATTTGGAGAAGGAGAGAGAGAGAGTTCAGATCCAGAATGCTCCTGCCCCTCATGCACCTCTAAAATCTGCTTTGTCTAAAGGCAAGAGAGCCATGCAGCAGAGAGGCAGTGACTCATCAGAAGAAGGAACACCTTCTGGGGCACAGCATCCTTCAAGAAGAAGAGCAAGATACCCTCCTCCTCCCTCTGTTAGTGATGATGGATTGAGCAACCTCCCAGATATTCCTGTTGGAATGGATCCCATGGAAAGTGATGATGATGGAACAATTGATCTTCCCAGAAGGCCAGACACTCCAAAAGGGAGAATGAGTGCAGTTAATTTTGCTTGATTTGTTCACATGTTTGTTTTTTTTATCTTAATTCTCTTTTGCCATATCAGATTCTTGGTTGTTAACAATTATGTTTTCTTGAAAAATGATGTTTTGATCCCAACTTGCTCATCTTGCTATGTCTTCTTTTGTCTCATGCTCATATCTCATTTTCTCACCCTTGTTCTTGTTTTGGTTTTGGTTCATGATTCATACACAATAACACTCTCTATTAGCACAAGCTCCCTGGTGGAGTTTGTACTAAAATGAGTGTCACAGTTTCTCCAGTGTCAAATCATGCCATGACATTAGAGTAACAAGAGAACTTCTGTGTGATAGTCATATGTCTCTCAACAAAGGAAACCAAGAGAAGAGATTTTAGCACCGTACTTAGCAACAGAGAATGTAAGCATATGAAAGGAAGAACAAAACATCAGAATGAATCATAAAAGGATAAATCAGAGCTATAGACAAAATGATCAAAGCATGACAAGAGATTGTTGCATGGGGGAAAATCATGTTCATAGAAGTCATAACTCTATTGGGATATAAACTTGCTAATACCATCCTGAAACTCTTTTCCAGTAGGAATGACGTCCTTCAAGGACAAAAGTTCTCGGAAATTCTTAACCACCTCACTCAGAGTGGTGAATTCATTCTCAACTCCCAGTTCCAAGAGCATTGCCTTTTTCATTTTCAGACTAGGCACTGGAGAGTTAGATGACACCTGGATGAAGTCCCACTGGTTGCTATAAGCATCAGAGGGGCTCATCACTTCAGAGTCTTTCTTCACTTTCCGTTTTTTTCTTCTCACCTTCATGCACAGTTATCAGCTGATCACAACTGTAAGCACAGACAACTTCAAGGAGCATGAGGCGAACCTTCTCATCCATTTCATCAGGACACAGACTTGCAAATGCAGACACCCTCATGTACTTCGGGACTTGTGTTGTCTTAAAGGGACCACTCAGGAAGTTCTTAGAGGGGAGAACTGCAGCAGCTCTACAAGTGATCGAAGGGAAAGAGTTTGCTACCCTAGGAAAGGTCAAGACATCTGAAGGTAAGCCTGCTCCTGTGCTACCTTTCCTCATTTCATACTTCTGGATGAGATATCCGAGTGCCATTCTTCCTTTTTGAGATCTCCTCCCTATTGATTTCTGCTGAAGATTTCCCATCACTATGTTTGCACAAATCATCATGATGATGTCCCAAATTAGAGTTTCCTCAGACTCATTTGGAAGCTTCTTCACTTCAACATAGTATTTGTTCACTGCTATCAGCTTTCTGATGATTGCAGTAGGGTCAAATCCCATGAAATCAAAGAGTGACATCATCATCTTTGCAATATCATCTCCTTTGATGACCTCCATCTTTGAGACAAATTTCTCAATGTCATCAGTTGTGATAGCTTCCATAGCTGAGATGACATTTTTCTCTGACATGTCAAATATCACCATCTCTCTCTTTAAAGATGCAACCTCTAGACTTCCTGTTTTGATGATGGGATCACCCCCTTCAATAGCTTTAGAGGAGGACATCCTGACTGCTATGATGCTTAAGATCAGGGTATGAGGGGTGTGTGATGGGGCTGTGAGATGAGAAACAGGGAGTGAGAAGGTCAGAAAGGTATCAAGTGTATGAGCTGAAGACTGTGGTTAATTAAGTCAAGAAATCTTTGTGACCTT